GACCCCTTGTGGGGTCACCCTAGGTGAATACTTCACCGCTCTATATGTATGTGGCTTGAACCTAAATCTGTCTTGGTCCCCGGGTTTGTCGATACTGATACATATGTCTGCCAAGGTAATTGGTCAGGCAGTGGATCAGGTGCATTTCATCCTCAGAGAGAATTCTTCTCTCATTGGGAAATACTTGAATCGACTAACGGGGGTAGGAACCGCGTAGAACATAATTGTTCGCATTATAAGCGAACAACTACACTACCTAAGTCCTACTGGTCGTTTACCACCTGTTATGGGGGGTATTACGACGTTAACAACCTAGACAAATGGGCCAGATGGACTACCCGATCTCGTTCCTATTTTTGGGAGAGTATCGGAGGTCCAAATGACTCAGGTGAAGCAGTGTATGGGCCATGGGATTTGCCATTAAATGGCTTGCCCATGTTGTACGAGTTCAATGACGTGACCAAGAAAGTAGAAATCTTGACTCCGTCTGAACTAGCTCCCTATGTAGAAAGTGCTTTGCAAGCACTTCTCCCAGGGATTCGGCCAAGGCTCAGTTTATTGAATTCAATATATGAGCTTAAGGACTTTAAGTCCTTACCGCGTACGTTGGCGAAGATCAAAGACCTAGGATCCACCCTGTTAAAGGGACGGATCTGGGGTCAGAGAACCCTTCGACGACTCCTACACTCATCGGCAGATGGTTACCTCCAATCGGAGTTTAACCTGAAGCCGCTTCTGTCCGACATAGCTGGTCTTAGATCAGCGATTGCCGGAGTTCGTGACGAGGTGCAAAAGCTCCTCGAAAACGAAGGTAAGGTTCGTAGACTTCATAGAAGATCTACGATCTACAGATGGCCCGTATCCGACTCCGAACATGCGACTCATACTGCTCCCGTTTACTACGGTGAGCCTTATGGGGTAACATTTCGACGAGTCGTTGGTCCATCCCCTATCTCGTTTGTTGCTACGATCCAGTACCAATATGCACTGGAACCATGGGAGCGCGAACAAGCGCTCTTACGTGGCTTTCTGGACGCTGTCGGAGTTAATCTTAACCCCGCCATTATCTGGAATGCCATTCCGTGGAGTTTTGTCGTTGATTGGGTCATTAACATAGGTCAATGGCTTGATCAATTCAAAACACGTAACATCGAACCGAAGACACGCATACATAGCTACGTGGTTAGTCAGAAGTTTCGGCGGACGATCGACACCGAGTACAAACTCGATGCGACTCATCAGCCGTCTCCTGATCCTAGCCCCGTACAGATGGTGAACATTGTGGAAGAAGCGTATATACGCTCTAACTGCAATGCTCACCTGATACGTTGGTTCACGACCAGCGGGCTAAACCTTCATGAGTTTAGCTTAGCCGCTGCATTATTGGCAGGAAGAGTATAAAATCTTCCTGTCCCGGATTAACCGGAATGCAGTACTCGATAGATACTGAATTAGTACAGTTATATACTAATTAAGCATGCTAACAAATACACTGAATACGAATGAAGTCAAGAATTCGGCCGGTACTGAACAAGAGTTCACCCGGCTGAGTATCGATGGCAGATCGACGGAGTTCGCGTTAATAACGGAAACTCCGGCGGCTCCTCACCGTATCAAGATTAGTCATCTTGAAACCGGTGTTGGATCTAACAAAAGACGTCGTTCTCTCGTCCGCGTTGACAAAACTGTCACCGGGGCAAGTACGTCGCCAGTTGTTATATCTGCGTATTGCGTCCTCGACTCCCCTGTGGGAGACTTGTCCGCTAATACGGAACCAACGAATGTGCTCGCCAACTTGATGTCGTTTCTTGCCTCTTTAGGGGCATCGACGACTATCTTGTATGACGGCACAGGCAATGGCGCCACCGCTCTGCTAAACGGATCCCTGTAAGGGATAACTGCAGCAACATAGTTGCTGAAAGAATGAAACATATGTTTCGTACCGTTTATCAGTTCTTGGGAGAAGATTCGACTCGAGTTCTCTACCTTTTAATCGCACTTTTTGTGCTATTAATGGTAATCATTGGCTGCTCGGTTGGCAAAGTTGCCTTCCAAGCCGAGGACATTAAGGTTGAGAAACCTTATGTGTCACCGTCGCCATGACCAACTAACTTGACCTACGGTTTATTCCGGAGTCAAGTCAAGTAGAGAACGCTGATCGGAAGGAGTCTGCTATACGGTTTAATAAACCCGGTATCTAACTGATACCTGATAATAGTAGACTAGGCAGGAGTGGTACAGCTTCCTTAATCGGAAGCCAAGGCCACACTGCACGCCTTCTCTTCGTGTTCATTCGCATCAGACAGTGTAGCGCATGCTCTCGGAGAGTAACCATATGGTACTCAATAAGAGCCGAGATGAGTATAACCTCATCGCCGCTTTGCTGTCTGACGTGCAAACGTTACACAGTGAAGTATTGTCACCACGAGCACTCCGACTCACTACGCAAGTAGTGAGTAAACGGCTTGCTCGGGAAGGAATAGGTTTTCTAACGAAAACCTTACCACGCTTAGGTAAAGCTCTGGATAGAGCTTTATCTGGCGAAGTACAGTTAGACGCTGCTAGTTTGGCTTTTGATAGCCTTCCTAACAGTAAGCTACCGAGATTTCTCGGTGAGCTATTCCAACTCATCTTCGCTCACAGCGGTTGGGTTCTTCCAACTCCCTGTGTCCGAAGCATCCAAACCTTACGTCAAGTTTTGTACTTGTTTTACAAGTATAAATTGCCGTATAGTTTAGACCTCGAACAAGATGTTATTGATCAGTTTTTACAAACTGAACAAGACATCTTACCTTACAACCAATACGTAAATGGATTATTCCATGAACAGATTGGTGAAGATCCTAATGCTATCCGTGCTATAAAGCATGGCCGCACTAGGCGTCTTCTACAAAGGGCTAGGAGACTGTTATCAGATCTCTTTAGCTCCTTCGACGTCGATGACATTAGTCCTAAGCACGGGCCCGGAGCGGTTTCCACTAGGGAATCGCTATGGGGCAAGTACAATTGGACTAAGGTAAGTCCTCGAATCGCTTCTGTGTATCCCTTTGATACGTATTTTTGCGCATCAATGGGGCACGTTTGCGATAAGTATCGATCGTTCAAAACGATCGACTTCGTTGAGTCTTCGGCTCGAGTTATACTCGTTCCGAAAGACTCTCGTGGTCCTCGCCTTATATCCTGCGAACCGCTGGATTTCCAGTGGATACAGCAGGGACTAGGCAGTGCCATTGTAAGACATGTTGAGTCTCACCCTTTAACAAGGTGGAACGTCAACTTTACCGACCAGAATCCTAACCGGATCGGGGCCCTTTACGGGTCTTCGACGGGTAGGTACGCTACACTAGACCTCAAAGAGGCTAGTGACCGTGTATCTGTCGGTTTAGTTCGCCTGCTGTTTCCCGAGCCCCTTTTGGGGCGTCTGAAGGCATGCAGGAGTCTAAGTACAACATTGCCGGATGGCAGAGTTATAGTCTTAAACAAGTTCGCACCAATGGGGTCAGCATTATGCTTTCCCATATTGGCGCTTACTGTTTGGGCACTACTGTCGTCGGGATGTTGGGATGCGTATCCCACACGAGGAGACCGGCATAAACGCCGATCTACGCTCGATGGTATACTCGTGTACGGCGATGATGTGATTGTGCCCACGGATTACTCCGCGCACGCAATCGAACTTCTCGAAGCATTTGGTTTAAAAGTAAACCGTGCTAAGAGTTGCACCAGTGGATTCTTTAGAGAATCATGTGGCATGGATGCCTATAAAGGCATCGACGTCACTCCTGTCCGCTTGCGGACAGTCTGGTCATCACGCCCATCCCCGGATGTTTATGCAAGTTACATTGCTTATGCAAATGCATTCTTCCATAAACATTATCATAATACCTACGATTTCATCGTAGGGAATCTCTGTAGAGTATACAGAGATATACCTGAGCAATCAGTCGACCTTTCGTCGGCTCTCGCTCTTATTATGGTACCGGAGGCCTACCGGTCTAAGAAACGCAGATATAATAAGGACCTTCAGAGGTTCCAAACTTACATCTGGGATATTAGACCACGTACTTTAAACAAAGAAATAGATGGTTGGAGCATGCTTCTACGTTATTTCGTAGATTCAGGCTTCCATCCGTCCCTTTGTGGTACGAACGATAGACCTCGCAGAAGCGGTGTAGCGGATCAAGCCGACTTAAAACTCGGCCCTTTTTGGCTGCCTGATGGCTGCCTAATTCCGTACTCCGTCCGTTCATACACGAAACGCCGTGCTACAAAATTAGCACGAGCGTGGCGATGAAGATTAATATCCCATACCTATGG